TCTTCTTCAACTATATAATCAGTTTTGTCAATAATACCTTTTGCAAGTTTATAGTTCTTAAGAAGTCTTCTAGCATTTTTCTTAAGTTGCTTCATACCCTTTGTCTCAAGCCAATCAAGATTCCATGCTGCCCAATCATCATCTTTTTCTTTGGCAGATATAAACTGTAATGGTTGTGATAAAGTAGCATTAAGAGGACCTTTGTCAATCTTGGCTCCGTTCTTTAATTGCAGTGCATTATATACTTTCATATTAGTTGTCTTTTACTGGATAATCAATATATTCAGTTATGTAAACATACACAAAAGATAAATAAGGATCTGTACAGGTTGTTACGTAATCATACATTATTTAATATTTTTAAAAGGGTTTTTTCTAAATTTTTTATTTCCAATTTTTTTACTCCTTCCAATGTTCCTAAAAGGACTCATAGATAATTTACCAAATTTCTTTGACTTATCCAAGATTTCAAGGGACTTATCTCTTTCTTTACGTTTAACATAGCCCCTATTAGCTTGCTGCATTTTAGCAAAAGCAACAAGTGCAGAAAAAGCAACTAATCTATCCACGTTAAGTCCTTCGTGATATTGTAGCATTTCTGTAATTAACATCTTGTCAGGAACACGCTCAACTCCATATGTGCTTTTATATACATTACCTTCTTTATCTATTTGCTCATCAGTTACTTCTCTTATAAATTCAATTGCATAAGATATTAAATGATGCTTAAATAGATTACCTGTATTCTTCCAACCATAGTCTTGATATACTGTCTTATTAGATCCAAGATCTTTAAGAAATACAATTTGTCCTTTAGGTACTAAATACTTTTGCTTTCTTTTAGCAATCATATATTGTATAAACAAAGATATATTATTCTCTACTAATGTCCATGCATTGTACCATTCAATAATTTTTTGTAATTGTTCATGTGTTTTATTTATATCATCATATCTACCGCACCATGATGCTACAATTTTATCACCTTCAATAAATGTTTCTAAACCTTCAGGTGTTTCTTTTGTTACTTCTACTGGATTTTTATATACAAATATAGAACACAAAGAGTCTGACGTAGTAGTTTTTCCTTCTGACACAGGGTCAATAGATGCATAGTAAGTACCAAAAGGAGGATCATTAATAGGTCTTTCCCATACAACTAAAGAAGCTGTTTTATCTTCTCTTTTTTTATTTACAGGAAATTCATTAATAGGTAATTTTTTAGTTTTTTTAGGTAATATTTTATTACCATCAAACTCAAGAGAAAGAAGTTCATATGAATATTCTTTGTCTTCAATTCTTTTCATTTGTCTAGATAAAAAACCTTGAGGGAAGATTGATTCTTTTCTATATGCAAATGCTTCTGCAATGTCAATAGGTTTTTGAGAAACTCTTAATTGAAACTGCTCTGCTTCTAAATCTCTTTTCCAATCTTCTCTTTCTCTTTTTATTGACTTAAGTGCTCCTTCAATGTTAGAGTTACCATACATATCAATATAAGGTGGCATAGACCACTGTTCAGGTATAAACAACCCTGCAACACCTATAGTTCCTTTATCATCCATTAGATCTGTTTGCACACCTAATATACCATTAGCTTCTGGATTCATAATAAACATCTTTAAAGGTTTACAGTGATCTAAATCACCTACAGATCCTGCAGCAATAAATTGTCCTGTAGTCATCATACCAGAAGACATTGCAGGACGTAAGTACTCATAAGTTTTATCCATCTTTGGAGCAATACCTGCCTCTTCATGAAAGAAGTATGTACAAGGCCCCCCTACCCCTGCTGTTGCATTTTTTTCAAAAGAAGCTCCTTGTATTTTAGATCTTAAACCTTTTTGTGTTTTTCTAGTGTTAATTGTTACTTCAATTTTTTGTTCCCATAACAATACTTTACCAGGATTAGATGGTCTGTACCATGCAGTGTGCTCATTTAAAAAAGTTTTATATTCATCTAAAAACTTCCAAGAACCTTTATCATTAATATAATCTTTTAACGCTGCACCTATCTTTAATGTAGCACCTTCTTCAAACCAATACATATTAATTAGTTTACCCATATGAAAGTATGAAGATGCTATCTGTCTTTTCTTTAATATTGCAACATGTTTATAATTAATTTCAGCCATTATTTCATATAAGGCCATATGATACTGAGCATCTCTTACTTTAGCAAAGCCGTATGCTTTTTCTTCTTTATCAAAAATAGGTAAGAAGTTTAACCACATGTAATAATCTCTAGTAAGATACCATGTGTTCCCTTTGTTTTTATATATTACACCTTCTCTACATTTGTTTTTTTGATCTTCCCAATATTTCATGAAATCTTTTGATCTCATAGGTTTATCACAATAAAAACCTAGTTTGTTAAATCTAGTTGCTTCTTCATTAAATACAAATGCTGTTTCATCAAATTTATATTTTCCTGGTTCAGAAAATATTTCATCTATAAATTCCCTAAAGTCATCTATCTGTTCAAATACAGTTTCTTCCCAGACACCTTCATTCCATGTAGGTATTGTTTTATAGTTGGTCATAAGCTAATCCTTGACCACCACGCACTGAAGTTGATTGTTCTTCCTTCATGTCCTTATATGCTCCTTTAAATGATTGTCTAATAGCGTCAAAGTTTTTTGCTGCACTAACAAGTGAATTAATATTACCATCTCTTCCGTGTTCTATAGAAGTACTTTCCATATATTTTGCTAGTTTATCTATCATAGACTTAATACCTTTGTAAGCTCTAAAAGTAGGTGTTTCATATAGCTCTGCACATTTATCTAATGCATATCTTATTTTTGGACATTCTAAAGATTCTTCCATGTTTATCTCATCTAATATTACTTCCTCTTTATCTACTTCTGGTACATTAAAAAAAGGGTTAAGATCTGGGTCAGGACATGTCATGTAAAATAAATACATATATACATCTAAATAAGTATCAGGATATTTATCCATGATTGCTTTTAGAAATTTTAAAGTATAACAATGCTCAGTAGGAACAACTTTGTTGTTTGATATGTCAAATAATTTTACTAACATACTAAACGCTTGTTGCCATTAATTTCATAAAATCAGCAAGACTTTCATTAACAACATATATTTTTTGTGACTCCATTGTTAATTCAGTTTTTAAAACATTTATTGTATCATCATCAGGACTTATAAAAGATTGATAACTTACTATTTTTTCTAAGTCTATAGTAACTGATGTAGTATCATTAAAGTCAGTTGTTTGTAAACCTACCCATTGATAAGTAGGTTCTTGATTTAAACAATAACCCATTCTGCTTGCAGTACTACCTCCACCAGGTCCAATTGCTGTATTTGTTCCTATATCTACTTCTTCACCACCTGCATCATAGCACCCACCTGAATTTGATCCTATAGAAGTATCTATACCATCATTTTCACTTTCCATATCTGCTAACGTTAATACATCTAATTGTTTAAATTTTGCCATATTATTTTTTGTCTTTTAACCACATTATTAATGATCTAACTTCATCTTTCATGTAAGGTAAATCATATATTTTAATATTTTTTATTATTGGTTCTCCTTGTTCATCATATCTAGTAATAGGATAACCATGATCATTTTCTCCTTCTTTTTCAAAAGCAACGTGTTGTACAATAAGCTTACCTGGTTTTAATTTAGGGTTATGCTTTAATATAATATACATATATAAACTCAATTGTATGTTATAATGATTAAGATTACAGTCATCTAAATGTGATAAAGGTTTATACATTTTAGATGTAACACCTTCCCAGTTAGTGAATCCTTTTTCTTTTATCTCCTTATTGGTTTTATAATCTGTTATAGTAACTTTACCATTAACAACAGTAACTAAATCTGCCTGACCACAGATAGCTGCTGATTTTAAATAAGCTAAATGTTCAGGATATACACCATCTTGTAATTTTTGTTCTGGTGCTATCTTAATACCAGCACCATCAATAATTGGTTTTATTATTGGTACTTCTACACCTTCTCTTTCTATTGTACTAAATTCAAGTAAACCATCTTCTCTTTGATTATGATACCAATTACCTAGTTTAATAGCTCTTTGTGTTTCACCATCCCATGCTGCTAATATTTCTTTAGGAGTCATACCATACCACTTAGACCTTTTATTTTTACAAGACTTTTTAGCTTGTTTTTTAGCATCAAACTTAGGTTTAAATTTACCTATAAATGAGGTAACGCTAGTCCAGGTTATATTATCCTTTTCTAGGTTTTCATCTATGCTTTCATAAATATGATCTTGTTCTTTAAATATTATTGCCATTATAAGTTTTTGTTTCTTTGTTTATTTTCATTTTCTACTAGTTGATCAAACAAAGCCCTCTCTTCATCTTCTGACATTAGTTCTTTCCATTTACCTTTAGGGCATGAAGCAGCTAAAGATCTTGTCTTATATGCTAAACTACAACCACAATCAGCACAACAAGGTTGAGTGCCTGGTGCTGCACATGACTTTCCGTTTAGATCTAATTCTTTACATTCTTTACATATTTGCCATCTGTGATCTGCAATAGCTTCTACATAATCTCTTTTAAACACTTTATTTTTTACACCCTCATATACCTGAGAAATATTTTTAACACCATTTAGTAATTTACTTATGTTCATCTTTCCATTGTTTTTTGGTTTTTATCTCTTCACTAATGCGTGATGCAGCTTTTTCCATTAGTTCTAACTTTTCTTTTATAGGTACGTGCTTACCATATCCTGAGTAAGTCCTTTTTTCTAAGTTACCTAACATGTCTTTATGTCTCTTAATTGCTCTATCTAATCTACCCTTTCTTGTTATAAAAGTACCAAGGTTAGGTATTCTTATCCTTGTATGATCAAGACTTTCAATATTCTTTCTTATTTCATTGTAAAAAAATCTAACAAACTCATCTACTAAATCCGGATGCACTTCACATTCTTCTGCAATCTCTTTAAAGAATTTCCTATAGTTTTTAGGATTTAATTGCATATCCTTAGTTTCTATATTCATTAGTCTACACCAAGTATTTTAAAATCTAAAAATATATCTCCTGTAGTTTGAATTTTCATTTGAGGATTTAACATAACTTTTTTACCATCTTTTACAACTAATTCTTTTCTTTTTGCCTTTTGTATTGCATTTCTACAAGACTGAGGACTTTTAAATATTAATTGTTCAGATATAGTTTCACAAAAATTTGTTAAATCAATTGATTCTTTTTTAGCAAGTTCAGTGAGGCAATTTAGATCAGAAGTACTTATTAAAATATCATTCATAAAGCAGTGTGTAATAATTTGAAATTTTATTACATTATCTCTATTAATTTTTACTCTTTTTTCTACTTTGTTTACTATAGCCATTGTATTATTATTAAATAGATTCCCCCTGATGTATTAAGACATCAACTAAATAGGATTACACCAGGGGTTCACTATAATGTTTAGGCTTGCTTAAGCTTTCTTGCAGCTTCAGCTAAAGCAGGTTCAACTGCAGGAGGTGCTTTATCACTACTAGCATCCCAATCAGTACCAACTACATCCTGACCTTTTATTCCTGAAGGTGTAGGAGGAGGAGCTTGTTGTGCCTGTTGTTGTTGAGCCATAGCATTAGCTAAGAACGTTTGAGCTTGCACTCTTTCTGCTCTTGCAGTTTCAATTTCTTTTAACAATGTTTCATACTCTTTTTGAACTTTAAGATGAGAAATACTATCTTTGTAGTATGCAGTGATCTCATCTCTTTTTGCTTTCATTTCTGCTTGAGAAGCTTCTGCTTTTAATTGCTCCTCGGTTTTTGTTGTTTTTGCCATTTTTTCTAAAATTTGGTTTATAAATTATAATTAATATAATACAAAGATAATAAAATAAGTTTAAATATAAAAGGTTTAAACTATATATTTTAGTAACCAGTCAATAATTTAAGTACATCACCAATAGCTTTATGCCTGTGATTATCTTCTAACACACACTTATAAACAAAGTCAGAATCTTTTATTTTAGCAACTTCATGAATAGCAGAATAATTTTCATCTTTTATGTCAATTTGTTGATAATCTCCACAAAAAATCATCATTGAATCTTTACCTAATCTACCTAAAGCCATACTAAATTGTGATTTAGTTAAGTTTTGAAACTCATCTATTATAACTATACTATTTTCAAAGGTTCTACCTCTAAAGTGAGCAAGAGATACTAACTCTATTTCTTCAGAATCTTCCATTTTTTGTAATTTATCTGGCTTATTATAGACCTTTCTCATATTAGACTTAATAGGTACAAGCCACGGTTCTAGTTTTTCTTTTTCTGTTCCGGGTAAGAAACCATTATCTTCTGTAGATACTGTAGGCCTTGTTATTACAATCTTATTGTATTGACGTTTAAAAAACATATCAAGAGCTGTTTGCACAGCTAATAATGTTTTACCGCTACCTGCTTTACCAACTAAAAAATTAAATGGGTGTTTAAGAATTTCTGTCTTTGCTGCTTTTTGTTCCTCTGATAATACTATTGAGAACTTGACTGAGCTCTTTGGAGTCTTCTTCTTTCTGTTTTCTTGCATGTTTGGTTTTTAGTTTTGTAATAATGTCCCTTACCTCAGCACATTTTTCATATTCCTCATCTTCAATGAAGAAGTCCATCATATTAATTAATTCATCAGGTAAAATATCAGAAAATGGATCATGAGTCAAGAGTAAACCTCCTGTTTCATTAACAATATCTTTCATTTTTTTCCTTTTGGTTAGTAGATTGAAAGAATTATCAAAAGCTCTTCTTAGTAACTCTTGTTCAAGAATGTCTTGTTCTCTCTCACTTAAGTCATTATATTCTTCTAATGGATCATTGTCTGCCATAGTTATCTTTTTAGTTGCAAAGTTATAAACTTTTTTTATTAAGTTCCAAATTATTTTAGGCTAATATTTTTTTTGTTTAGTATATTTAACATATTTTTATACTCTCCTATCTGATTAGATTTACCTGTTAAACTCCATAATGGTAAAGTTCTATTAAAATTACTATATTCTCCAACTGCCCTGTTAAATTGATCTGTTCTGTTAAGATTTCCTATCATATTAGTATTTGGACTAGTATACTTAGGAAAAAGGTTAACTTTATTTTGTAATCCCCTATAAGCTGCTTTTCCTGTTCCTAATCCAACAACTGCATTTAATCCTGCCATTCCATAATTATTATCTTCTAAATTTTTTGGAATATGTGATGCCATCTGAGCTCCCCAGTATGTGTTTAATCCCTGCCAAGGAGTTATTGCTGCTGATGTAAATGGGGTATTCATAAATGCTCTAGTTTTAGACGTATTCCACATTGTACCTAATGCTGGAAGTGCAGAAGTTAATATCTTTGCATCTGCTCCTAATGGTCCAAAAGTATGCATAGGATTTTCCATTGCATATTGTACATCATTTTCATTAATACCCATTAAATTTAAACTACCCATAAATTTATTATCTTTCCAATGATCTCCTACAGTTTTATAATGGCTTGAATTATCTATACGATTACCAAATATATTTTTCTTACCACCTTCAAAATCACCTCTAATACCTTTAGAAAAGTCAGAATTATACTCAGGATTATCTACCCAAACATTCTCTCCTGTTTCTGGATCTTCATAGTAAGTACCTTTCATTTGTGGGTTGTATGTTCCCATTTTATTACCATATACCTCAGATGGTAAATTATCAACACCTTGATAATGACTACGCAATTTCATTGAATTAAGAGCATCTTCTTTTGAATCTATTATTTGGTTAGGGTTTGAATTACTAGATTCTTGAAAGTAGGTGTAGATAAAGCACCCTCATTAAAATTAAGGTTGTTAGTTGCTGTATTATTTATATATTTATTAAGTAAATTTCCACTTCCTCCTACAAATTGATCTATTATTAAATCAGCTTCTTTTTTACTAGCGCCTTCTGGAATTAGTCCTTTTTCTTGTAAAATTTCCCCTATGTAAATTCTTTCATTTCTCTCACCTTCATTAATCCTATTTGTTAATGTCCCCTTTGTAATTGAAACATAACCCCCTTCTCCATTATTTGCATTTGGATCCCAGAGTTCTGTGGGCTGAACTAATTTTTGACCATCTTCATCAACATTTACACGTTCATCTCTAAAATAGTTATCAACGTTTGTTACAAAGGAACCTACATTGTTTATAGCCTGTGCCCAAGCTGGCATGTTTTCTTGTTTAAAAGGTACAAGTTTTCCAGTTGTAGCACTTCTAAAATGTGTTTCATGTTCCGCTTTTGGATTCTCTATTGAATATTGATTATAGTTATAAGGATTATTCATATAGAATGGTGGAGTTATTTCTCCAGATGATAACATTTTCTTAAAATTATCCTCTCCATATTGTTCTACGTGATTATCCCACCATTTTTTTTGGTTTTCAGGCTGCATATACATGGAACGAGCAGATGTTTGTCCGTCATTAACATATGTTGTTTCGTAATTAGCTTTATTAGTATTTCTATGTTCATCTACTTTAGTTAAAACATCTAGCATATCTTCTTGAGATATATCAACATTATTGTTTTGATTAGCTTGATTTATAATATACATCATTGACTGCTGATCTATATTACCAGAGAAGTTTTCTATTATTTCATTTAATTCTCCTTTTGTTTTAACATTTTTAATTTGTTCTTGAAAAGAATTAATTTGATTACCAGATACGTTACCTAATCTTAAATCTTCTTCTGATCCAGATTCAGTAGTATATGGAATTCCTTTATACCAATAATTTGCAAGTCCTAAATCTCTTGACATTGCATAACCTTGATTTTTATCTTGAGGATACCAACTAAACATTGGTTCATTATTATCTCCATATGTTAATGAGAAATCCTTATTTACTCCAAAATTCTTACCTTCCCATGTAGATCTATCCATAATATCTACTCCTTCAGCAGTTTTTTGTGTCATATTATAATAATTCTCAAGATCTCTAAAACTATAACCCCCAGTACTTCTCCAGTTAGAAGCATTATTTTGATTCCAACCGTTTTTATATTGGTTAGTTTCAAAATCATACATATCATAAATAGTACCTCCTTGTTTTCCATCTCCTTTCTGACCGCCTTTTTTAAACCTTCTATACTTCTGCGCTTTTGTATTATACATTTTCTTTGATAGATTATAATTTGTTCCCTCAAGATGATTACCCCCATGTTTTTTCTTAGATAATTCACCACCTTCTTTCTTACGAATTGGATAAAACTCTGCCGGTTTAGTAAATATATCTGATAATTTGTAATCTAACTTATACATTGGTCCAAGTTCTTGATTACTTAAAGACTTATATTCTTTCTTACTATTTTTAGCTGCGTTAGCAAATCTTTCTTCAGGTATCTCATTTGCTTTCTTTATGAATTTCATAAACGTACCTTTAAAGTTTGGATCAGTCTCCATTAAAGCGGGATTCATTTTTAAACCTGAGAGCGCAGAACTGGACCATATACCGTTAGTTTCTGATAATTTTTCTGATAAGGGAGATTTAATTACGAATGGGGAGGTGTTATGTTGAAGAAAATTATGTTCATTACCCAATTCACCATTATAGTTACTTTCTATTTTCCCAAAAGGAGCTCTACTAATAGAAAAGTCAAGTAGTGAATTTTTGTCTGTTGATTTTAAACCTTGAACTGTCATACCAAAATCTCCGTATTGTCTTAGATTTTCACCCATCTCCGAATAGAAAGGTGTCCCAACACTGTTAGTGTGCATATTTAATGGCGTCCTTCCTGTCAGGTTAACATCAACCATATTAGGATACATCTCCTTCATATATGTGGCAAGTGGAGGAGTACTCTTCATAACATATTGTCCTGTTTTATTATCTGATACATTGCGAAGTACGTTATATTGGTTAGGATCTCCTATTCTAAGGCTAGAATCATAACCTCTTTCGGTGAAAGGTATATATTGTTTTTTCTCCCCAGTGTTAAAATGAAAACTAGCTTTAGGATTTAATTTTTGAAGTTGACCTGTAAGATTCATAAATTTTATCTGAGAAGCTTCGTCTGTTTTATTAACCAAACCCTTAAGTTGATTAATTATAGACTGTGATTCACCAAATGCTTGAGTATTATTAAATATAGCATTACTCTTCAAACTCTGGTTAATAGGATTGTTTTTAATACTCAAAAATCTATTAATTGTTCCAGGTTTAGTTAAAGCTTTACTTAGAAGCCTATATGGATTATAATAATGATGCATTTAATAGTTTAGGTTTTAATTATAAAAATACTATAGTATAATATACAAAAATAATAAAAATTTTCCTAACAAACCCCCCACCCGTTTACACCTGAGTCAACTATACCCATGTCCGTAGAGGGGATTCTTGTATGTATGGCGTTCTCAAAAGGTCCTACACTTAGACTCCCTAACAAAATCTTGGACTGGGGTTACCCCCTAAAGAAAATAATTATTAATTAAAAAAGTAAAAAAATGTCTAAAGAAATGTTTTTTATGGAGACTTATAAGTCTTCAAGATCAGGTAAGACTATGTTAGTCTTTTCTGAGAAGAAAGTTGACCAAGATGAGTTAACAAGTGTGCAAGAGCACAATGATGTTGTGAGATCAGGTAGTATCACAACCAAGTTTGCAGGTATTGCCGTTCAAACTTATGGTTCATTCAAGCAAGTTGATTCAGGTGACCAAGTAATTGTTCCGTTAAACGGAGCCTATGACTTTACACCAGAACAACTCACTAAGATGTCAGAGAAAAAGCACTCTATCATCAAGGGTGATCCTGTTGAGTACAAGTCAGGCAACAAGTCAACGTTCCGTTACCTTGGTAAGCTTGACTGCTAATATGTGAGTGAGCATTGCACCGAAAGGTGCTCTGTTCTTCATAAATCACTATCATCAGCGTATATTTAGCGTTAATAATAGTTAATTGTGTGATTAGTTGGTAAAAATGTATGGGTTTGTGTGTTAAACTCTCTATGAGTGGCATACATTCCCACATTTTACCATATCTTACCACAATTGTAATATGTAACAGTATATAAAGGATATAGCTATCGTAAGAGACTATAAGGTGACTCCAGCCAGATAATCCTAATGTAGTCTCTTATGTATAGTCTATAGTATAATTAGTATACTCTCTCTATATAGAATGAGAGTATTAGTAACCGCAATCTTAAAAACAATAACTCACTTAAAATTAAATGATATGAAACTATTTGGATACAGCCGTAAAGGTTTTTTATATATTGATACAGGTTCTAACCTTATCTCTCAACAAACTACTTCAGATGAATCAAACATGATGAATAAGTATTCAAGTCTTATGGAATATGATAACTTTGATGTAGCAAAAGAAGCATACAACAGATAGAAACGTAATCTCATTCAGACAAGTGGGTTTGATCACTCACTTGTTCTTTGTATACTTAATTAGTATCAGGTTTACTTTAATAACCTAAATGATATAATCATGAAAAAGTACTAATTAATTAAGGGAGTAAGCTTGAGAGATAATGGTCATACATTCGTAAGGTATAAAGTGGATTGGTACGGTGGAATAGTTCCATTTAGTGCTGCTAAGTCCTTAATTAGAGCTTTACACCATTATTCTTGCTCTCTATATAAATAATATTATGATTAAACTAAATAATAAACAGAAAAGTAGTATACGTAGACAAGTAGACATTGACCTTGGTGTTAATTCTCCTTCTACTAGTATACATAAGAATAAGAAGAGGTATAACCGCAAGGTTAAACATAAAAATAAAATTTAATAATCAGCAGCATAAATAAAATCCTGTGGATAATACAGGTAACACACAGTTATGGCAAGAAATGTTAATCATAATTATAAGTACAAAGATGTAATGGAAGGAGATACATTTAGTTATTCTATACTACCAAAGCATTCACAGTTCAGAGGTAACATGTCTGAGTTAGGACATAAGAAAGATGAGAAGGGTAATGAGTCTATCTATTTATTCAATAGTTATTACGCAGGTTTCTCTAGTCAAAGATATGATATATCTAGTAAGACTACTGAGACTACTCTCTATTATGGTGTATTGTTACCAAAGTATCTTCAGTTGAAAATGCTAGAAATGGATGATTATATATTAGAAAGAACAAACAAAGGTAGAGGTAGAGTAGATCAATACTACATAAAGTTTAATGATCTAACTATAACTATGAATGGTCATGCCTTTAATATTGAATTGAGATCTAAACGTTATGGTTTTAAATTCATGAACAATCAACATAGTATTGAAGAACTCAAAGGACTTCAAGAGTTAATGAAGAAGATAAAGAAAGTATTTAAGTATAATACCTGTCAAGCAATATATAAACGTGCTTATCATAAATCAGAGTATGTTCATGAACATAATGGTAATGGTATATATTTAGATTTTAAACAATTTTTTAAACTAAAACAAGTAAAGGAATGAAAACATTTGATATGATTGATGACCCAAAAACTCCAAGTATAATTAAACCTATGACAATATTACACGACAAGTTAGTCAAAGGATATACTGAGGAGAGGGACATCAAAGTAGATAAGCTAATAACTAATCTACAAAAGAGTATAAGTAAGCAAGTAATTGCACTAGTAGACATGGAAGACAGTATTAATGGTACTAATGTAGTGCTTGTTAAGTGTCTTAAACATATACGTGATATGATTGACAATGGTAATGATGAGTCAGTAGACTTTCTATTAGAACAAACTAATGAATTACGTAAATTAAAAAAGATAGAAGATGAGTGTTAAAGTAAGTATGAAGGTAGTTAGATCTATCATAAGCAAACACATTGTAGATTCAATCAATAAGCCTGCAATATTAGACTGTCTTGTTAAGACTTTTGATTCACATGCATTAGAGATGTTAGTAGACATATGTGTATCAGAGGAAGAGTTTCTTCCACTTCAGATTAATGATATAGTTATGTTTAATGATATATGTACTGTAAATCATCTTGATCATGGTTTATGTGATGATCTTAACAACAGGTATGCTATTATTACAGGATCAGATAACTATGGTGATGATTTTAATTCTTACTATTACAAAATGAACTTGCAAATGTTTGATTTGGATGAGGATAATAAACTTATAATGACTCCAATAGATAAGTATTCTAATCAAATTGAACGTGTTACATCTGAAAAAGCAGAGGAATTACGTAGTATGTATCATTTTAAAGAGCAATCATAGCTATATATCTGCAATAAACTTTGCAGAGTCAGAACTATTAGTAGTTCTATATTTAATATGTTAGTATAATAATCATTAGTTTTGTGCAACAAACACACAGAATAAAATGTTATACCAACTGCCAAGTGGGAGGACAATAGAGATTTCTATAGAACAATACTTAGACATGACTGATGATGAGCTTAACGAGTTAGCTTGTCTTGGTCATAATAATACTATAGAAATTAATAATCCTTTTTATGCTTCATATAGTAAGGGAAGACAGCCTAAAACTGAAGAACTTACTGATGAACATGATCTGACTAGTATGCCAGAACAAATAAAAAGAGATGACAAATACTTCCACAACAAAGATGAGGATTAACCTTATTTAATTATATTTAATATCCCTTGCATGGCTGCCTATTATACAGGTGGCCTTTGCTTTTTATTAACCTTTTTTTATAAATCAATGAATAAAAAAGAAAACTTAGTAGAAATAGTACCTAATGATTTAGGTGCTAAAATTAGAGTATCAACTAACAATCCAGAGTTTGCACATGTATTGTTAAAACAACAGAAGACTGTAATCAGTCCTAAAGGTTGGGTTAACAGTAAGACAGTACACGCATTACTACATGGTAAAGTTGAGAGTATACAAGATATAGGTATTGCAGCATTAGAGACATTACCTGGACAAATAGTTGTCAAAGAATCAACAACTCCATTTAACATGGAGAATCCTGATATGGATTTAAAAAGAGCTGGTAATGGTGAAGATGCAATTATATGTTGTCGTCATGGTGAACCAATATACAGAAAAGGATTCTATGATGCTACAATGCTTGACGTAGATGAGTTTATAGCTCATACAAATGGTGAAGACATCCGTAATACTATGGTTGAAGGAACTAAAGAAGCTGAGGCAGACTTTATAGGTAGCATGTTAGGTGAAGCACCCAAACAACAAGACAATCAAATAGATCTTGAGGATTCTATAGCTGAAGTTGAAGCTGAAACTAAATCAGAGGAGCCTAAAGAAGCAAATCCTTTTGATGAAGAAGATGAGGTTGATGATCAACCAGAGATAACAGGTATACCTAATGGTGATACTATGTCTAATACTGATGATGATGATGTTGAAGTAGAAGACAATGTAGAGATAGAAGCAGATGAGTCTGAAGTTGAGGTTGATGAAAAAGAATTTGAATTCAATTTATAATAGAAAGGCTGTATGAACATCAGTAATGTCTAGTCGTAGCATTGCAACAGCGTATTCCTAAACAAGAAGACAAACTGTTTACACATAGGTTGGGGAGAGAGGGGCATATTGCCACAAATAATAATGTTAAATGTTTTTGACTCTCTCTCCTTCCTTATATATATAATTAATAGTAAATAAAAAATAGAAATCATGCTAACAAACACACAAATTAAAAAAATTAAATCACAAAGAGACATAGAGAGATATACATACTTAGGTATGTTATCTGATTATCAAACAGTTAGTAGCAAATTAGTACAAATAATAGTTTATAAAGAATTAAACACACATCAAGCATTCTTATTTAAGAGAGTGTTACACGGATTAAATGCATACAACAATCAAGAGATAGAGAATATGCATTGGGACAAGAAGAGGAGAGTAAAGAAAGTATGGAGAAGAGCCCAAAAGGTTATCAATAGATTTAAACAGACTATATGTAACAAGAGATCTAATGAAGTACTAGCTATGTTTAATCATAGTCCATTAGCAAAAAGTATAATGAGTGTACCTGTTGAGGAGACTGATGATCAGTTCATTAACAAGATGTCACTCAAAGTATTAGGTATTAAGTATGAGGATTTAATCATTAAGTTTTATACTGAGGGTTTACTGCCTAAAAATTTCTTTGACTTAAAAGAGAAAGTATGAGATATGACGTAATAGTATCTATTATATTATGGATTATAGTTATCATTGCACTAGGTAAATATAAAGATAGGTAATATGAAAGCTAAACGCAAACTGTGTGTTGGCTGTGATAAGGAGCAGTACATCTGGAAGAGTGAAGGTAGGTATAAATATTGTAAGGCTTGTTGGCTAACTAAGGTCCCAACAAAACCTCTCAAACGTACACCTATTAAAACATCTCAAAAACCAATGAGAAAAAAATCATCTAAGATGACTGCCCTTGACACAGTTTACAGTGCACTAAGAAAACAATACTTAGAACGCTATCCTATGTGCTGTGCACGTCTTGTAGATTGTTCACTATCATCAACCGACATCCATCATAAGAAGGGTAGAGGTAAGTATCATAATGACCCAACAACATGGTTATCTGTGTGTAGGACATGTCATACATGGATAGAAGAGCATCCTAAGGAAGCAATACAACTAGGTTATTCACTAAAAAGAGACTAAAACATTAATTATGACAGAAAGAGAAAAAGCAATAGAAATTGCTAGCAACTTGAGTATCACAATCAGTAAAATGAATGGTCAACGACCAACAGTAATTGGTAGTAGTAGTATAAGGAATACTATATTTAAGAGTACTAAAGCTAGTCAAGGTACATTACAATATAAACTAGACCGTATATGTGAAAGACATAACATAAATAAAAATGAATTATAATGGAAATACCTAAACACATATTAAAAAAATTGAAACTCCGTAAGGAGGAAGATATAAAAGTAGAAGCTGAAGAGTTAGAACAACTCAGAGCTAAAGAGAATACTAAGATATTTACTAAATCATTAGAAGTAGTAGATAAGATTGGTAAAGAAATAGGAGAAATGAGAGAATGGGCACCATATTGTTCTGATCCTAATTCTTATAGTCCTTTTGGTATAGATATATTATCATGTAATAAACAACAGCTGTTACAATTGCTTATGCATGCGTATGGTACTGCTAAACGCCTTAAGAGAGATAAAGATGAATGCTTGAAAGAAATACTAAAACTTACTGTGCAAATTGAAAAAGAGTTATGAGTAGAGACCAAGTACAGGAGAAAGCATTAGAGATTGCTATTAGTAATAAAAGATGTGGATTAGGTATATCCATGGGTGTTGGTAAGACTAGAATTGGTCTTCAACATATGATTAAGAATTTTCACCCAATGGTTAGTTACCTGGTAGTAGCACCAAAGAAGTCTATATTTAAGTCATGGAAAGCTGAGATAGCTAAGATAGATAATGATTACCTAAGTAGTCACATCACTTATACTACGTACCTCAGTATAAATAAGCATAATCCAAATGATTATGATGTAGTATATTTAGACGAATGTCATAGTTTATTGTTAAATCATGAGTTATTCTTATCTCAATTTAGTGGTAAGATCCTAGGTTTAACCGGGACACCACCTCAAAGAAGAGGTACAGATAAATATTTTATGGTTAACAAATATTGTCCTATTAAATATAGATTCAGTGTAGATGATGCCTCTGATAATAAGATTCTTAATCAGTATCAGATTATTATACATCATTTACAACTGTCTAAAGTATCCAGTCTAAAGAAGAGTACTAAAGATGGTAGAACATGGTATACTAGTGAACAAAAAGATTATGAATATACATGTAATAGAGTCAATGAGTCTGCTACACATAAGCAGAAACAGTTCAATAGTATAATGAGAATGAGATCTATGATGGATTACACAACTAAAGAATCATATGCTAAGGGAATGCTTAAGCATATGAATGATAAGTGTATAGTATTTGCTAACACTCAGAAACAAGCAGATAGAATATGTAAGCATAGTTATCATTCAAGTAATTCAGAATCAGAAGATAATCTAGAGATGTTTAGTGATGGTAGGATAGATAAATTATCCTGTGTATTACAATTAAGTGAGGGTGTTAGTATAAATAATCTTAAACAAGGCATTATACTTCATTCATATGGTAATGAAAGAAAATCATCACAACGCATAGGTAGATTACTACGCCTAAATCCAACAGAGACTGCAACATGTCACATCTTATGTTATAAAGACACTATAGATGAAAAATGGGTTGAGTCAGCATTATCTGGCTTTGATAAGAGTAAAATTAAATATTATAATCCTTTAATTAAATAAATATGGAAAAAAGAAAAAAAATGTTGGTGACTATGCTATTAATATGTATAGTATATCTGTTTGCTACTTGTACAGCTATATTATTTTTGTATCTAGTATACCAAGGAGAATTTTTAGAAGCATCAATTGTTTTATTAATAGAACTGTTCCTATTTTTAATAGGTAAAGAACTAAGAAATAATATATGGGTAAAATGAAAGAAATATGGGCAGCAATGCGTGAAAAAGAAATGTATGAGATGGAGTATGGTATACCACAAGAACCAATTCAAATGGATATACTATGCCCCAACTGTATGCAAAAAAAATTAATGTTTAATACATCTACAGATATAAAATGTTCACATGATGGATGTGGTCATAAGTTTATATTGGTTGATGCAAATACCGTAAGGTTTAAATAATATGCAAGAATTTATAATGACAACAATGATTTTTATTATAGGTCTAGTAACAGGGATGTATTGGAATTACTGTCTAGAGAAAGATAAAAAGAAATGAAAAAGATTTTCACATCAATATTAATAAAGAAAGGTGATAAGCTTGTACATACTTTAGATGCAAAAGAACAATTGTATAAAGAGTATGTCAAGTCATTACCTGAAGACACTAAAGTAGATATATTTATGGACGTGTCTGGTAGTAAAGGCAGTAAAGCTCAACTAGCTAAGATACATGCTATGATTAGACAGTTAGCTGATGATATAGGTGAAGATACTATGTCAATGAAAGCTCAAGTCAAAGAAAAAGCTGATATTGATAAATCATTTGCAGATTGTGACAAGCATGAGTTAAGCAGTGTAATACAAGTTATACTTACTATGGGTGATTTCTTAGGTTCTAATCTTCGGGATTAACATTTTTAGCTTCACGTGCTGCTAGATCCTCATCACTTAAATAACTTCTAGGTCCAAGTCTTTCTATACTTCTTGTTTCCCTTTGTTTATTTCTGTGTTGTCTTCTAGCATCTCTAGCTTTTTCTGCATCAACTTCATCAAGATTAACTATAGCTTCTTCACGTGGTTTAGTTTTAGTTATTGGTTGGTTAACTTTCCTTTCTTCTAATTCATCAGGAGTAAGAGGAGTAAGAGGCTCATCATTAGTAACACCACCAAATATATGTGTCATAATCTTATCTTTATCATATATTTTAGTTTTGTTTTGAACACCTGCTTCCATACTAAAGTTTGCTAACAAATTTGACATAGCCCATAAAGATAAAGCATGTAAGTTTATTTCATCAGGTTTTAAACCTTCAAAGTTATTAGCAACTAAGTTAGCTGACTTAATAACTGTAGCTTCATCTTCACATTGATATAGATACTCTAACACTCTATTAAGTACACGTCCAAATTGGCCGGATACTTCTAGTGTTACAATATCTTCATCAGGTACTGCAGCAAATGTATCAGTAGGTAATTGCTCTGATGCTTCTAGCGCAGCTTTCATTTTCATTTGCGTGATCTCTTCTTCTGTATGTTCTTTATTCATAATATATTATTTACTACAAAGATATATATTATCTGATAAATAGGCAAGCTATTAGGAGAGTTTTTATTATATTTGTAAATTAAATTAAACACATTATGACATTAAAAAAAAATGACTTAACAGTTGATACTCAAGAGTTTGTGTCAAAAGTTAAGCACAAGTATAACCTTGATGTAAACGTAATCTTAGGTGGTACTATATTAGATCAAAAAAGTGGTAATAGAATTGCTTTGGAGATACTTAGAGATGAAACATATCACGCCATGTGTGACTATGATGAAAAATTAGTTAAGTACTTATCAATAAGAAATAGATCTAGAAAGAGAGAGTTTGTAGCTTGGCAACAAGCTTATTCATACATAGCATGGAAGCATGGGTATTCTAAACTTGATGTAGGTAAGAGTTTAATGAAAGGACATGCTACTATTATAAGTAGTATAAAGAAAGTAGAAGATGCATTAGATGGGTATAACCCATATCTACTAGAGAGATTTAGATACTTAACTAATTATTATTTAACACATGTGGGAGATATTACAAAAAATACTGAAGGATAAGATAACGCCTAATCAACTGCTATTATTATATGCATTTGATCAAAGCTTAGCCATATCACAGATTAATCCTCATTTAGAATTAAGAGGATTATTAAATGAAGGCTATATAAAAAAAGTTGAGGATAAATATATTATAACTCCAACTGGTAAAAAGATCATGGCAAAGTATAACAATTATTTTGTTAAAGCAAAAAAGAAAACTAGTATAGGTTTACTAGGTAAGAATTATACTATAGCAGTACAGAACTATAGAACTATGTTTCCTAAAAAGAAATTACCTAGTGGTAAACCTGCAAGAGTCAATGAAAAAACATTAATAGATTGTGTTAGATGGTTTTTTGAGACATATGATTATACATGGGATCAAGTATATGCAGCAACACGTAAATATTTAAATGAATATGAAGATCAAAATTATATGTACATGAAGACTAGTCAATACTTTATAGTTAAGACAGGACAAAATAAACAAAAGACTTCAGAGTTAGCTGACTATTGTGACATGATTAAGGAGGGAACAGATGATAACAACAACCATTTTAAAGAGAAAGTAGTATGAGTGATAACGCATGGGGTGGACAATACACAGCCTTTAATGAGGCACTTAAATATATGCTTGATAGGCAGAGCGGTAAAGAGAAATCTATACAGACTCCATGGCCTAAATTCAATGACGCAATCACTGACGGTTTAGAATGGAATACATTAACTGTTATAGGTGGTAGACCTGGTTCAGGTAAAACATTGATAAAAGATCAGATCATTAGAGAATCATTTATACATAATCCTGCAGAGGATTACCGTGTACTTGAGTTTCAATTTGAGATGGTAGGTAGAACTTCAGCAATAAGAGAGTTTAGTTCTTTAACAGGTAAAACATATAAAGAACTGTGTAGTGCAGGTACTGTACTGGATCAGCAAACCTTTGACAAATGTCATCAGTATGCAAAAACTAGAGTTAAGAACCCAGTTGATATTATATCTACACCCATGACTGTTAATCAAATGAGAGAACAAGTTGATGCATATATGAATGAACACAAAGGACAAAAGACTATAATTACATTAGACCATACTATTCTAGTAAAGAGAGCACCATATCAGAACAATAGATTAGATATGTTATTTGAGTTAGGTGAATTCTTTACACAAGTTAAGCGTGAGTATCCTGTAATGTTTATAGCACTGTCTCAATTGAATAGAAATATAGATAATCCTGATCGTGCAGTTGATGGTAAGTATGGTAACTATGTACTTGAGTCAGATATATTTGGTTCAGATGCAATGCTACAGCATGCTGATACACTGATTGGTATTAATAGGCCAGCTAAACAGAAGATTAGATTTTATGGGCCTGATAGATTTGTAATACAAGATGACAAAACATTAGTCTTACACTTCCTTAAAGCAAGGAATGGTGATGCACGTATGTCTTTTTTTAAGGCAGCGTTTGAACGTATGGAGATAATGGAGATGGACACACCACCTCAACAAGTTAGACAATAAAATAAAATAGATGACACCACAAGAACGTAAAGCAAGTATAAAGATATTATACACAGAGCACGCAGATTATTTTAAAGATAATAAAATAGACAAGCCTGCATATATACCTAAGATGGCATACAGGCCAGCTGGCAAGGATGATTTACATGTTACATTTTTCCCAAGTGAATTAGAAAATAACATGGATATATACACAGAATTTGTAAGCATTGAATATAAGTCAGAAGATCCAAAGAGAACACTATACTTACTTAAGTATAATCCTCACTGGAAAGAAGAATATGAAATGATTACTAGTAACTCAGGATTTCAAAGACATATGGTACCTGTTAGTGAACTAAAGGCAATCAATGATGTAACTCATAGAGGTCAAAGGAAACTAGACAATGAAGATGTTGCTGTAGCATCTGGTACATTTGATGCATTACCTAACCCAGAGACTGAAAGGGATATAGTTGATGTACTCAAAGGTATAGAAAAAGCATTACTAAGTATTAACTCAAAATTAAAATAGAATGGCACAAAGCGTATTAGTCATAGCTGACTCAGGGACTGGAAAGTCTACATCAATTAGGAAACTAAATCCTAAAGAAACATTTATAATTAACATAGCTAACAAACCTTTACCATTTAAGGGATGGAAAAAGAATTACACTAGTATATCTAAGGAAACTCCTAAAGGTAACATGACATCTGCAAGCTCAGCTGCAGGGATCATTAAAGCAATGCAACATGTTAATGATAAGATGTCACATATAAAAACGTTAGTCATAGATGACTGGCAGTACATGTCTAGTTTTGAATACTTTGACAGAGCACATGAGAAAGGTTATGATAAGTTTACTCAGATTGCAGCTAACTTAGCGCAGGTTGCTAAGATGCCTAAAGATATGAGAGAAGACTTAACTATATTTTTCTTGACTCATTCAGAAGATTCAGTAGACGGTAATGGTAATAGAAAAGTTAAAGCTAAAACAATAGGTAAAATGATTGATAATACTTTAACGCTAGAAGGTTTGTTCTCTATAGTATTATTTGGTAGAGTAAACAAAACTGATGATGGACTAGAGTACGGGTTTGATACTGTTAACAATGGAGAGAACACATGTAAATCTCCTATTGACATGTTTAAAGAACCATTTATAGATAATGACTTACAGTTTGTAAAGGACTGTATTACAGAGTATGAACAATAATCAATTAATTAATTAAAAAAAAGAAAGTATGTTAAGTACAAAAGACATGACCACAGGTGGTGGTAAATTAAGACCTTTAATGGGTCCAGGCAACAACGTAGTAAGAATTAATAGTATATCTATGGACAAGACTCCTTGGGATGCTGAGGCATATCAAATACATCTACATGTAGAGAGTCAGCCTATTACAGGAGAGTTTGAAGGTTTCTTGCGTGATCAAAATAATGAATCACTAGGTAGATATGATGGTCAGATTGCTAGAGTAAGAATGGCACCGTTCCCATATAAAGATGCTACATTAGATAACGGTAGGGAGATAAGCAAAGATCAAGAGATCTTAAAAGGTATGATATTTGTTAGTGAAGTAGTAGGTGGCAGAGAAAAGCTAGATGCTATTGAAGCTAATACAATTGAAGACTTTGTATCAAAGTGTAATGAATTATTTTCTAACAGTGAATTCTTTAACGTATGCTTAGCATCACGTGAGTGGGAAAATAAAGAAGGTTATATTAATAATGATTTATACTTTCCAAAGCTATCTAGAGAAGGTGTACCTATGGAGGCATTAGATGTTGCTACTACTAGACTTATTACATTTGATAAAAATGTACATGTTAGAAGTATAAACAAAACTTCAAATGGAACATCACCTGCTGCTCCTAAAACATTTGAGCCTGTTACATCTAATGGCGCATCTGACTTTGAGTTATAAATAATTTAGGTGGGGACTAACATAAAGGCGCTTTTGCCAAACTGTTAATACTATTGTTAGTCCCTATCTAATTTTTTAATTATAATATGTTTAGTACAAAGAATTTTATCAGTGAACATGAAGAAATCAAGAGTGGTTGGGTATTCCAATACTATTTAAATCTGCCTGAAGTATTAACTGGACAAGATATACAAATCAAATCCATATTTAATCCTTCAGAAAGAACACCTAGTATGTATATATACTTAGACCCTTCTTGTATGGAATATAAATTTAAGGATTTCTCTACAGGGAAACAAGGTAGTAAGATTGATATAGTTCAACATTTATTTAGTTTAACATATTCTCAAACGTTATTTAAAATCACAGAAGATTACAACAAATGGATTATGGATGGTGGCTTCCTTGAGGTTGATCCAGAATACAAACCTGTGTCTAGATATGCGGTTGATTATATTTCTAAAAGAGAATGGAACTCACAAGATGCTGAGTACTGGTTACAATACAACATAGGAACATCTATGCTTACTGAGTATAACGTACATCCTATAGAGCATTATAACATGATCAAAGCATCTACTGAGGGTATTGACAAACTTGTAATAAAGAATCCATTAATGTATGGTTACTATACAGACAGTGGTGATTGTTATAAGATATATCAACCTAAACAGAAGAGTTATAAGTTCATCAAGATTGAGTCACATCTTCAAGGACTTGAACAACTTAAATATGATAAGGATTACTTGGTAATATGTTCATCACTTAAGGATGCAATGTGTCTAAAATCATTTAACTTTGGTTTAGATGTCATAGCACCAGACAGCGAGAACACTATCATCAAGCCATATATTAT